GAGTCCGTTTCCGCCGTGGCGAGCGTGGCGGTAAAGGTATCGTCCAGCCCGTCGCCGTCCTCGTCGGAATAGACGAGGGATGCGCCTGCGGTCGTGACCGTCCCGGCCAACGTCAGACTCTCGACGCCGATAGCCTGGACGTGGCCGCTGCCCCACGGCAGGCGCGGCGCGATGAAGAGTCCCTGTGTATCCCAATTGGCGACGCGGGTTTCGGCGCGATTGAAGTAGCGCGGCCACGGTATCGTTTCTTCACGGTAGCGCGGGGCCACGTCGTAGCCCAGATAATTTCTGAGCATGGTTTCCGCCGATTCGATGGCATCCGCGATCTCCGCCCGTCCCGCGCGATCCGTTCCCTGCCAGGCATACTGCCTCAGGATCGTGTTGCAGTTGGACGTGACCGGGACGGTAGCATTCGCCAATCCCCAGAAGTGGAAGGGGTTGTACGACATGCTGCGCCGGAAGTCTTCGAGCGGGAGCAGGTTCACGCGATGACCTTATGCACGATCACGACCCCGCCCGCGATGGCAAGCGCGTGAAGCGCGTACTCACTCACGTTCGCATAGGGCACGAGCAGCGCCGCGCCCCACGCCAGCCAGAATGACAGGCACAATACGCAGCCCAGCCCGCGCCCCAGCCACGATTTTTGACCCGCCCAATCCCGCAATGTCGAGAAGATGTCAAAAGGCCCGTCTTCAATCGCGATCATGCGCGCGACGCGGTAGGCGGCCAATACTCCGAGGAAGAATTGCAACGCGGTCACGCGGGCGTCTCCGGGAGTTCGCGCAGTTCGGTTCCCTTGACTATTTTTGTCGGCCCCTTGCGCGCGCGCTTGACGACGCCCTCCGCCGTCTGGATGGCCTGAACGGGCGCAGCGGGTTCCAGTGCGGGCGCGGGTACAGATGCGATCACAGATGCGGGCGCGGGCATCGGCTCGTCGCCGGAGAGGACGCCCACCACGCGCCAATGCCCGGTCGCCGCGAGCATCGCCACGTCGTCCGGGTGGGCGTTGATGTAGCGGTGCATGGTAGTATTGCCGCCCTGGTAGGCGCGCCCGGCCTTCCCGCGATATGTCACGGCTCCCGTGCGCGTCCCGGTGAATTCCAGGCGCACGGGCTGGATAGTCGGCGCGGGCGCTCCCGCCGTCGCCCCGCTCGTCTGCGACATGGACGGGTTGAGCGTCGTTCCGCGCGCGGTAATCCTGAGGCTGAGTCCGGTTTTGGCGTTGGGGGTTTCATCCCACGCTTTTTTTGCGGCCATGATCGCATCTCCGTTCCCCCCACAGCACGACTTGGTTGCCATTGGGTCTACTCCTGAAAAACGTTCCTTGAGTTTCATTAACAGGGATTCGCGTTCGCGCATCGCGTGCGCCGTGCGCGTCCCGGTCGTGCGCCGCACGACGATGAGCGGCTCGGCCACGCGCTGGCCCTGGATGCCTGCCAACGCGCAGCGCGCGAAGAAATCCCAGTCCTCCCAGACGATCAGGTCTTCCGCGAACTTGACGCGCCGCGCATCCTCGGTCGCCATGAGCACGGCGGTGAGATGCTTTCCGCCCAAGTCGGAAAAGTCCAACCATGCTCCGGCGTGATAGTCCGGGCTTTTCTGTTCGCGCGTCCCCTGCGCATCCTGCTCGTACCAGTCCGGGTACACGTAGCGTCCACCCGCGTTGGCATAGGCGCGGCATAGATGCGCCAGCGCATCCCGATGCAGGTAATCGTCCGCGTCCAGAAAGAAGGCGAGCGGGGCGTGGGCGTGGGCGAGTCCTACGTTGCGCGCCTTACCTGCGCCCAGCTCCGGGCCATCCGGCGCGTCATTGGCGATGTAGGTCGCGAACGGATAAGGCTTTAGAACGTGGTCTAATTCGATTCCGGCATCGTTGACCACAATCACTTCCCAATCCCGCATCGTCTGACCCAGCAGCGAATCGAGCGCGAGCGGGAGAGTGGTTGCGTGTCCCGGCCCGACCGGGATAATCACGCTCACGCGCGGGTCGGAATAGGAACGCACGGGCGGGGCGCTCGCCGAGGGCGCGGCCAATGGGTATTCCCGGTCACGCATCCACGGCGAGAAATCATCCGTGGGGACGTAGGCGCGCGTCTTGTGCGCGCCGTCGCCGTGGTCGCGGTAGATCATCCAGGGTGAGTCCGTCACCTGCGCCGCGGTGAATCCAACTGACAGACCGCGCGTGTAGAATTCGGCGTCCTCGCCCGGCGCATAACGCTGCCGATAACCGCCGCACCGCTCCCATAGCGAGCGCCGGAACATGGCCGCCGTGGGGATGGTCGTATTCGGCGGCACGACCGGCGAGGCCTGCCACTCCCAATCGAAGCCGCCCGTCCAGACGTTCCCGGTTGTCTGCCGTCCGGGGCGCATCCACGCCATGCCGGTGTAGGCCACGCCTAATCCCCGGTCGCGCATCATCGCCTGGCGGCAGACTTCCACGTAACGCGGCGCGAGCATATCATCTGCATCCAGGCAGACCAGATAAGGCGCTTTGGCTTCCGCCACGCCATTGTTGCGCGCCGCCGCCACGCCCTGATTGCTCTGGCGCAAAATCTTTATCCTATTCTTGTAGCGCGCCAGGATGCTTTCCGATTCGTCCGTCGAGCCGTCGTCCACCACGATGACTTCATCCGCTTTGTAGGATTGCGCCAGAACGCTCTCGATACACTCTGCCAGATAACGAGCATAATTATGATTGGTAATGACGATTGCGACGCCGTGCGTCTCGGCCCGCGCTTCCCCCGCTATTCGCGCGTATAATTCAGCGTATTGGCGCATTGCCTTTTCCCAGGTAAACTCGCGCGCGCGAATGCGGCAATTCGTCGAAAGCGCCTCACGGTGACGGCGGATGTAGTCCAGTCCGGTCATTAGCCCGTCCCCGTCTCCGGGCTGTACGAGATACCCGTCCAACTCATGCCGCACGATGTCCCGCGTTCCGCCCCAGGCGTAGCCCAGCACCGGCACGCCGCAGGCCATCGCTTCGAGCGTCCCGATCCCGAACGTCTCTTTGGTCGTCGCCAGATAGACCGCCGCGCCCCGGATCGTCTCGCGCATCCGCTCCGCCGATTGAACGCCCGTGATGGTCATTGTCTCCGGCGCGGCTTTCCCTTTTGGCGCGAAGGTCGAGACGACGCGAACCTTGCGCCGCGCAAGTTCCCAGGCGGGAGACGGGTCGCAGACATCATCGCTGCCTCTGTTTTTATTCCAGAGCACATAGCCCGCGCTCAATCCCGGCTCCCATTCATCCGGCTCGATTCCGTGCCCGATGATGACCGGCGACACGCGCATGTCGCGGCGGAAAGGCAAGGCGACCCAATCGCTCGGCACGGTGATAGCGCGCGCGCGCCGGGCCGCCGCCGCGATGCGCGTGTTGGCGTCTGTATGCCATTGACTGTATTCGCCGCTGCCTACGTCTCCCAGCCAGTACAGCCCGTGGCAATGGAGCACGTCCAGGCGCGGGATCGCATTCTGCTGCGTGTGGCTGGCGATCACGTTCGCCTGCTCCGGCGTTCCGACGAGCGTCACGCCCAGGCGCGGGAGATATTTGTATTGCGCGTGGACAACGCGCCCGATACCGTGCGCGGCGGGATGCGTTTCAGGCGAGGGCCAGAGATAAACTTTAGTCATCGGCTCAACCCAGCCAATAGTAGTTTCCCCGGATGTGGGGAATGTCGCGCCGCTCAAGTTTCAATTCCTGCGCTAGATTTCGCAGTGGGCCTCGGGTATCCTCCCCGTGCCATAGTCCATCGAGCGCGGAGGCGAGGACGTGACACGGGCGGATGAGTGACAGATACTCCGCCTGAATTTCGACGTTCATTTCCGAGAGCGACCATAGCGCCACGAGCAAATCGCATTCCAGCGGGGCGGGGGAGACGTGGATTTCCGCGCGCAGGTCAAAGGCGTCCAGATAGAAACGCTGCAAGAGCGCGAATTCCGGCAGGTCGAAAATCACATAGCGCCCAGTGAAGCCCGCACGCCGCGCGATTTTGCACAGCGCCCCATATCCGCCGCCAATCTCTGCAATCGTTTCGAGTTCGGCAACCTTGCTCCCCGTCGCCTGCTCCCACTGCATCAGGTGATAAGCCTGATGTACCAGGTTCCCGGAAGTCCACGGCTCGCCCGGCAATCGCGTGGGATGGCCGAAGTCGTCCTCGCGGATGGCGTTTTCCCATCGTCCCCAACCGTCTGCCTTCAATTCCACGAGTTCGCCTAATGTATAAGGCGCATGACCGACGAACATTGTTTGTACAATAGTCGGCCAGGTCAGGAACATTCCCGGATCGTCGTCGCGGACGTGCTCCCGGATGTCCCGGCGCTTGTCCGACCAGAAATCTCCCGACTCGATCTCTGGCAGCAAATCGAATTCGCGGCGCAGGTCGTCAGTTTTCATAGACGAGTTCCGGTGAAGCGATGGGCCTTTTCTCAAAGTAAGCGCCAATCGTTTCGACAATGTGCGCCAGATCGTCTGCGCTAAGCGCCTGGTGGCAGCCCACGTAGAATCCGCTCCGGTTGATCCAGGCCGCGACCGGGTAATCTGATTCCCGGAACATCCCGCGATAGCAGGGCTGGTTCGTGAGCGGCAGCATCTCGCGCGTCTCGATCCCGTTCTCTTCCAGCCACGCGCAGAGTTCGCCTTTTGATTCATTCCGCAATACGAGCGGGTACATCATCCAGGAATGTTCGCCGCCATCACGCACGCGCGGGAGTTGCAATACGTCCGCATAGGGCGCGAGGCCGCGCGTGAGCGTTTCGGCGTTCTGTTGGCGCTGGCGTAGGATGTCCGGCAGGTCGTCCAGCTGCCCCAGGCCGAGCGCGGCTTCGAGTTCGGTAATGCGGAAGGAATGCCCCACGCGCTCGAAGCGGAAGCGCCGCGCGATGATCTCCCGCGTCGGCTGCTCGTCGTCGTCAATCGAAATGTAAATCCCATCGCGCCCGTGGTTGACCAGCGAACGCATGACACGCGCATATTCAGCGTCGTGCGTGACAGCCAGGCCGCCCACGCCGGTCGTGAGCAGGTGCGCGGCGTAGGTCGAGAAGCAACCGATGTCTCCCCACGCGCCTACACTCAGACCGTGGTGCTTGACGCCCATGCACTCACATGAATCTTCGATGACCTTGAGCCGGTGTTCGTGAGCGAATACGGCAACCTTGTCCATTTCGCACGGCTGTCCGAAAACGTGAACGGGGAGTATCGCGCGCGTGCGCTCAGTCAGCGCAGTTTTCAGCCAGCGCGGATCGAGCGTATAGGTTTCCGGGTCAACGTCCACCAGCACGGGCTTGAGACCGTTATGCAGCACGACGTTGACCGTCGCCACGAAGGTCAGCGCGGGAACGATGACTTCATCGCCGTCGCGCCAATGGTGGATTTCCTTGAGCGTTTGCAGCGCCACCTGTAGGCTGGACGTGCCGGAGTTGGAGAGCACGGCGAAATAGGCCTGATGCATCTTTGCGAAGCGCCGCTCGAATTCCTGAGATATCGGGCCGTAAGTGATGCGGCCCGTGTCCAGCACTTCGCCCACGAGCGCGCGCATTTTTTCGGTGACGTTGAATGATCCCACGCCAATGGTCATAATGGTTCCAGATAGTCCAATGCTTCAAGTTCCTGCCAGTCTTCAGCCCGGAGCGCAGCGGGCGGAACCTGATAGCCCCCGTCGAGTGTGACCTTGCCGTGTTGTATGGCGATGAGATAGCGCGTCGGCCACTGGCGCGTTCCCAACACGCGCGCCCCGGCCTCATTCATACGCGCCGTACCATTGATCTCCGTCTGCCAGGGCGTCTCACCCGGAATCAGGTAGCGCAGCAGTTCGGAGCGCCGCCAAATCCCAGCCTGAAAACTGAGCAGGTAGGGCACGGGCAGGTTGTTGGTAATCAGGTCGAGCCATCCCAGCGCGCCGACTTCGCGCACATTGCCCGCATAGAGCCGATCACTGGACAGATCAACCCGCGCCACGTCCCGATGCTGCGTCATGTACTGCGCGACGAGTTCCACGGCTTCGGTATCCACGTTCCTGAGTAACCAGAAATCTTCCATCCACCACAAGATGAGTTCGTCTGGCATATCCTTGAGCGCCTGGATAATTCCGTCGCTCCACCGTTCCACCGGATAATCCGCGAATGCACCGATGCTGTACCAGTTGTGCGGCGCGGGCAGCGATAATTCCGGGCGCGTGTAGCCCGCGATAACGAGCGGCGGATGGGCGGGCCAGTATTTCTCCATCAGGTGTAGGCATGGCCTGAGCGCCCACAGGTGTTTGTCAGACGTGCTCAGGAAGATTCGCACGCGACAGATACTCCGCGACCGTCTCGAATAGACCATCGGCCAATTGCGTCTTGAAGCGCCAGCCCAAATCAGCGCGTGCACGGCTTGCATCTGAGAATCGTTCCCGGTCTCCGCCGTTCCCTCCGGTGAATTCAACCGGCTTGTGTCCGGTGCGCGTCATGCGCTGGATTTCGGCCACGAGTTCCCGGATGGGGATGCACGTCTCGCCATCCGTGCCCAAATTGTAGACCGCGCCGGGCGTGCCGTGTTCTAGCACCGCCATCATTCCCGCCATCCCATCCTCCACATACAGGAATTCGCGCCGTTCTTCCCCCGTTCCATGTACCCGGATCACGTCATCGGTCAGGCATTTTTTTATCAGCGCCGGGATAACGTGCGCTCGCTCGTCATAGTAATCATGCGGCCCATATAGATTGCTTGGCCTGACGATGACGGCGTGGGGCAGACCTGACCATTCCACCGCGCGCTCACCCATGCGCTTGGCCCAGGCATAGCCCGAGTTGGAGTCGTCCGGTTCGCCCGCGTGCCCGCTTTCTTCTCGCGCGGGTGAATTGTAGCCATCGGCGTAGACGCATACGGACGAGATTTGCAGAAAGCGCGGTACGCCCGCTGTCTGCGCCGCGCGTACCGGGACGGTCTGTAAGAGCATATTGCGCTCGAACATTTCCAGCGCGTGCGCCTGGTTGTAGAGCACCCCCGCGACGTAGGCGGCCAAGTTGAAAACTGCGTCCGCGCCCTGAAAGACGCGCGCGCAGGCTAACATATCTCCCGCATCGCGCGCCTCGTATTCGATGCCCTCGACGAGGTTCTGTCCACGGCTGAAGTCGTCCATGACGACGGTGAACGCGCCCTCGTCGCGCAGGCGGCGCGTCAGGTGAACGCCCACGAAGCCCGCGCCGCCGGTGACGACTACTCGTTTTCCAGACCAAAAGGACATTGCGATTATGCGGGGTGAACCGTCCGTAGACGATCCACCCCGCGCTAGAAAAATCAGGGTTACGCGGTGGGCGAGAAGTACGAAGGCCCGCGCCCGTCGCGATCCGTGCCGCCGCCGTCCACGAAGTAGGACGTATTCGACGGATCCCACGACCGCTGATGCTTGACCGGCGTGTACTTCACGCTGTCCAACCGCGCCGCGATCTGCGGCGTTTCCAGGATCACGCGCCACTCGGTCTTGGCGAGCATCTGCACGCAGAAGTTCGTCGGCGGCTTCTTGTGCCACAGGAATCGCCCGGCGTTGCTGGTGAAGTACGAGTCACCCGGCGCGAAAATCTTCGCCATCTCCATCGCGCCCATCGGCCCATCCCAGTTGACGTATTCCAGGAACGTCACCGGGCGATTGCCCAGGACGCGCGTCGGAACGAAGTAGAGCGTGGCGCTGAACGACTCGCCCGCCAGCACCGTCTCGGCAATGCCATCGTCCAGGATGACCGGCACGCGCTGGCCGTCAATGAGAAGATATTGCCCGGTGCGGGTGAAGATGTCGCCGCGCATGTCATCGCGCATCCGGTTCTGTTCCATCAGGTCAATGACGCCCCGGTTGTTCTCGCCCGCGACCGTGCAGCGATAGGAGACGTAAGCACATGGCCAGACTTCCGTGAGTTCGTAGAACATCGCCCAAGGGACGACGATCACCCATGAGGCGGGGTCGAGGCCCATATGGGACGAGTTGTATTTGAGATTCCTGAAAATGCCGGTAATCTCGCGCACGTACCAGTCGCCGTTCGTGTTGATCTCGCGGCTGTTCGCATCGCGCACGATGGAGTCGGCGGCGGGGCAGGCGGTCCCCGTCTCCGCATCGCGATAGCCGTCGTTGATGAGGATGTCCAGGCCATACGGCTCCTTGTAGCCGTTGTTGGCCGTGTTGTTCGTCGGCGACCCGTCGTAGAGCACGGTGGCGAAGTCGCGCCCCCAGGCAGTCGCAAACTCGAACAGCGCCTTTGCGATCTCGGAACGCACGGCGAGCGCGGGGCTGGCATTGGCCGGGGCCTGCGGCGTGAAGAAGTTCCCCGCCACCGGATCGCCGATGAGCGACAAGTCATTGAAGTCGCTCCGGTTGATGAAGCGCCCGGCGCGGTCAATGTCGAAGACGCGCGTCATGCGCGAGAAGCGACCCCACACGAAGGCGTGGGTGCAGAGCTTCATTACAATTTGTTACTCGTACTTTCATACGGGTGAAACATTTCTGCTTCACTCTGCAAGTTTTTTTTCTTGCAGTTCAGACTATACCTTTACCCCAGAGGGGTACTCCGTTTCTAGTCGTTGCACCTTCCTGATTTACACAGCAGGCTTGGCTCAGTCTTGGCATTTCAGCGTTGACTGAATTTACGGAGTGTTTCAATCCCAATTGCTTGAGAAAGGGGCCACAGCTAACCCTGCCACAGGCGGATCGTCGCATACGCCTGACGGCTCGCCGCCGGTCGAGGCCGTGACGCCGGTCATGATCCCGTACAGCGGATTGTCGTAGATGCTCGTGCGCGACGGGAGCATGTCGAGCAGCCCCAGGCGCGGCATGACCATCGCGTTAACCAGGTCGGGTTCGAGTCCGGGATACGAGAACAGTCCGGCCACGCCCCCCGGCTGCGGGCCGGTGACGCCGTGTCCGTAGACCGTGGTCGGCGTGGACGAGACGGCCTTCTGCCGTCCGCCGTTCTGTGCCAACTGCGCGGCCAAAAGCGCCGAGGCGAGTTTCTGATAGTCGATGTCTTGAGTTTGAGTGGTCATCATGATTCCTTTCTATTGCCCGGCCTGAGTCAGGCCCGGCGCGAGCGCGTTCAGGAACGGCGCGAGCGGGTCAGCCTGCGGGAACGCGGACTTGAAACGCTCATCGGCGACGCTCTTGCCGTCCGCGCCCACGGCGACCGGCTTGCCTTCCTGAGAGGGCCGATAGAACGCGCGCGGCAGGTCGCCCTTGAGTTCGGACACTCCCGCCAGCGCCGCCGTTAAGCCGGTTTCTATCCCGGCCAGCCGGTCGTTGACGGCCTTCTCGCGTTCGGCCTGTTCCGCCGTGGCTTTTTCGCTTTTGCCCTCCCCGGCGGATTCGAGTTTGGTCAACCGTTCGGCCAACGGCGCGACCGCCTTTTCAAGCGCGGCCCCGAATTCTTCCTCGGTCATGTCGGACATGCGCCGACTTTCTTTAGAGCGCAAGCCTGCGTCATCGGCCTCCTTCTGGCGCTTGTCGGCCTGCTCGATGACCGCCTGTGCCTGTTCTTTGCCCAGAAGTTTTTCCAGGGCTTCCTGCTTGTCCTTTTCCATGTCAACCTCCTTGACGAGTAACTGCGTAACCGTGTTGCTGGCTTTGCCTTTGGGGAGCAGACTGCGCTCCTTGCGCCGGATCGTGTTGAATATCCCGTCCTTGTCCGGCTCGATTTCGGGATGCTTGAATCCGATTGAGATTTCCAGGTTATCCACCTGCGCCTTGACCGACTCGGCCACGACGTCGTTGGCGAACGTGCCCGACTCGACGAGTATTTTTTCCTGCATGGCGTTGTAATCGCACTCGCCTAGCACTGCGCCGGGCGTATGCCACCACAGAAGCGGGCCATAATCTTTTTCCTTATCCGCGCGCGCCACGTCCGCCGCGAGCGCCTTGCGGCTGATAATTTCTTTGTCGCGGTCTTCGTAGGCCGACGATGAAAATGATACCCAGCGATATTTCCCCGCCGCGTCCTTGAAAACAGTCAGGCTCGAATCTCGTCCGGTATACGCTTTGTCGCATTCCGCGCCGAGCGAGACGGCGTTATTGTGGATGGTTTGCAGCATCTCATTATCTTTGGACGAGTGGCGGCGGCCTTCCTTCCACCGCTCGAATGCGCCCGTCAGAGTTTCCATGAGAGAATCCACTACGGATTTAGAGCGGGGGGCCTCGAGGGTTTCCGGCGCGGGGGGTGTCTCGATTTCCTTTTTATCTTCCTGTTCGGATTTCTCCGCCCGCGGTTCTTCCCGCACTTCCTTGAGCAGCGGCCCCGGATCATTCAAGAGTGCCTGCAACTCGCGCGCCGCCTTCGCAATCGCCGCGCCTTTGTCGGCCACGTCCTCACTCACCAGGATATTGTCCGTCACGGACTGGAATATCCAGGCCGCCTGACCGATGGCCGCCGCCTTCTCTTGCGCGTCCATCGCCGCCAGCGCATCGGCCAGCGTCAGCGCGCCGCCGTAGGGTGGCGAGGGGGCGTAGGCCATCTCCGGTTCGCCCCAATGTTTCTCAGTCTCCGGCTCTTCGGCTTCTTCGGCCTCGGCCAACGCCTGCTGCGCTATCGCGGCCTTGCTCTGCAAGTCGCGCAGACGGCGGCGCTCGGCGGCTTTCTGTTTGGCGATCTTGGAATTTGAATTTGGCATCGCGCGTTTTTCCTTGTTCAGACTGCTACAGCAAATCGCTATGGCGCTTGACTTCTCGTGGCCCTGCGCCATTACTTTTTCAATGCAGGCGTCCATGAGTTCTGTTTGAAATTCACTAACACATGAATACGGCATTGATTATTTTTCCGATATGCCATATAATTACTTACAAACGACATGCCAAAGCGAAAGTTCACGTCCAACAAAGAAATAATCTATAAATATGTTGGGGGAAGAAACCGACCAGGAAAGTTTGTTGCTTGCCCATCTTGTCTATCTAAGAGATGGGTAAGTTTGGATAATCTATCTCGGTCTCGTGATTGTCTGAATTGCAAAAGGAATTCTGTCACTTGTATATGTCCAACCTGTCAAAAAGTATTTACGAAACCGATTAGCCGTAGGCAAAAATTCTGTTCGCGTGAATGCTCAGATATACCCATACGATTAGAGATGATTCATTGTAAACATTGCAACAAACATTTTCAGCCACAAGGTTCAAAGACTAAATACTGTTCCAGAACATGCTACTTAGATTCAAAACTAAACCGAATTCCCAAGACCTGCGAAACCTGCCACAAGGGATTCTGGGTTATTCCCTCCAACGTCAAGCGAAGATTCTGTTCACTTGCATGTCGAAATCAAAAAGGACAAAACAACCCAAACTTCAGAAACGGATTACACATCAATAGACCTTTTCCTTATCCCTATGGAGGGAAGTGGCCCATAATTCGTAAATGGATATTAGAGAGAGACAATCATCAATGCCAATATCCAAGATGCGGAAAGTCGGTCACACTCCAAGTCCATCACAAAATAAAGTTTTCAAAGTTCAAGAGTAAATCAGAAGCAAACTCACAAGAAAATCTGATTACTCTCTGCGGACTTCATCACCGAGAATTAGAAAAGTCGGCCTAACAAAAACGGCGCGGCATTCCTGTCTCAGGAACGCCACGCCGTAGCATGGTTGCGTTAGATATTCAGTTTTCCCGGCGGTTCTATTCGCCCGTCAGACCGTCAGGCACAACGCGCCAGAAGGCCCAGGTCGGGCCGCCCGGATTGACGAGTAGCATACAACCGCTCCCCTGTTCGCGCAAGTGGTCAAGTTTGGCTAGTAGCCGCGCCTGCCGGTGGGTCAGCCCCATCGCCTCATAGCGCGCCACGTCGTCCAGCATCGAGCGCGTGACGGTGACGGTGTAGGGCGTTCGGGATTCGGTCATCGTTTCACTTTTAGTCCACAACGTCGGCACGTCAACGGTATCCAGACTCCGCCCGCCGTCCAGTATCCCGGCTCCCAATCGTGCTTCTTGAACTGGCAGACGAGCCAGCGGATGATATTCAATCCAGCAACTCCCCACAGCGCATACAGTTGCGTCGGCCATCTTCTCCCGGCTTGCCCGGTTTGTGGCCACCCGCCCGCGTCGCGCAGTTCAGGCGCGCGGCGGCCAGTCCAAAGACCAGGCGTGCGCGCAGCGTCCAGTAGAACTTACGCGAGACGCTGCCGAAATACATCGAGACGAGGGCGCGCGGGCTAATCATTTCGCGTGATATTCCTTCAAGACCCTCTTGAAGCGCGGCACGAGTTTCTTCTGGATGCGTTCCTGGATGATGATGCTGAATTCGCGCGGCTCAGTTCCCGGATGCGCCACGGCCCGCGCCGAAACCCAGACCGTCCCGCGCTTGCCGGGGCTGCTGGAAATAACGCGCGGGCGCGTCTTGGCCGAGCCTCCCACGGTGAAGACCAGCGGCCCCGGCCCGCGCGGGGTGATCGGATGCGCGCGCGTGCCGGTGTCTACGTAACCATAGATTTTACTGCGCGTCGAGATTGACCAGCCCGCGCGTGCCAGGCGCAACTCGAAACTTGGCTTGTGTTCCCAGGTCGCCGTCGTCTTCTCAAAGAGTTGTAGAGCCTCAATGGCTAGATCATCCTGGGCATCCTCGCGCGCCTGCTCGCCCTTCGGAACGTCAAAGAGTTTTTTGGGAATGTTATTCTTGAGTCGGAATTTGACGGCCATGCCCTATGCCCCAATTGTAATTATCTCGCCCGCATCGGTTTCGAGATAACACTGACAACGATACCCGCCGCAATCCATCGCTGCGCCGGGCTTGCGTGGAATGTAATCGCGTTGCACATACCATTTTGCACTATGCCGTTGTTCGTCCAACTTGGCGCAGGTATCACAGTGATCCGTATCTCCATAATGCCAAGTAAGCATTTGATTCTTTTTCCCACGTAAAATCCCCTCAGCGTAAACAGCATCCAGCGTCGCCGCGTAGCCGTCCGCGCGCAACTGCGCTTCGGCGTCCGCGTCCACCGTCCCGCGCAGGTCACGCAGGGACGCGAATAGGTCGTCCAGGTAGCCTAGTTCCTCGTTCATGCGCCCCGTGAGCCAGCGTTCGTCGCCGTCTTCGACTTCTTCCGCGCCGCCCTCGGCATAGCCCACATAAAACGATTCCGGGAAATGGTCAATGACTGCGCGGCGCGCGGCGTTCTTCCAGCGCGTGATTGCGCCCGCGCTATCCAGGTAGCCCACGACCGCCGCGTAAATGGACAGGCGATACTCGCGGCGGACGGTCGGATAATCGCGCGTATCCGGGAGCGCGGCTTTAGCGCGATTCAGTTCCCGGATGGTTTCATGCTCAATCTCGTCCAGGAATGTTTCAAGCGTTGACATGAACTTCCTTGCGTATGGCTCTCAATTCCGAGAGTATTCTTTCCAGGCGCACGATAGATTTTTCCGACGTGCTTTCAGGGATAGGTACGGCAGGCGCTTCCGGTGTCGGCGTCTCTGGCTGTTCTTCTTCCGGCTTCTCAATGTCCGAGAGCGTGTCGCCCGCCGTCGTATCGGCAGGAATAAACTCTTTGGGAAGTTGGTCGCGGTCAACGCCGAGTTGCGCCGCCTGCGCCGGATTAATGCTCCCCATGTCCACCCAGGTCTTGACCGCCGCCGCCTCGTCCATGCGGACTTTCGCTTCCCGCTCCCGGTCGCGGATGTCGCGCTCGTGGAAATAAAACGTGGTACGGCTGTCGAGCACGTACTGATTGACCGCGTGTGTCCAGTCTTTGCGCCAGGCCGCCAGGCCCATGCCCTTTGACGATTCGTCCAGCACCACCGTCTGCGCGCCTGTGCCGAGGCCCTGCCCCGATAGCGGCTGCAAATCCTGGACGGGAATGCCGATGGCGCGCGCGAACGTCAGAACAGCGATGTCGAATTCTTCCTTGCGGTTGAATCCATCCGGGAGTTCGGAAAGCGGGATACGCACGTGGTTGATCGGGGTATCTCCCATCAGCGCAATGATGACCGACCCCATGTACTGAATGACGCCCTTCGCCGCCTTCTCCGCGCTGGCGGCGGTCTTGGCGTCGTCGATCTGAGAATCGAGAACGCCCTGGATGAAGTCCAACGCTAGCGCGCGCGAACCGCTCACCTTCTCGCGCACGTATCGCTCGATGGCTTCCAGTTTGAGAATAGCGTCATAGGCGCGCTCCGCCGCGGCGTGGCCCACGCCATACCACAAGTCGGCCTGGTCGGGATTGTCCGAGAGAATAAAAGCATCGTGCCAGCGCATCTCGTGCAGCGCGCCCAGCCGGTCACGATAGAGTAGCGGTATTTCGGGGTCTCCGGTGCGGATGGCACGGAACGTATCCAGCGGGATGAGGCCGAGTATCCGGCTCCCCGCCGCGCCGCTCGCGCGCACGATCTCCACCGGGCCGCCGTTGTCGGTGAGCAGGTAACCTTGCAGATGCTTGGATAGGCCGCCGACCCAGCCCCGATTAGAATCGAGCGACAGGAATAGTTCCTGCGCGCGTTTGGCCCGGAGTGGCACGTCCGACTCGACCTCGAATGATTGTGCGACGAGTTTCGTGATCGCAAGTGAGATAGCCGCCGCCCACATGGACGAGCGATAGAGTGTGTTGAATAGGACGTGATCGCGCGCGGGAGACCAGAACGCGGGCAGGTCGGGCGCGGTCGGGCTTCCCGGTAGCATGAAGTGAAAAATACCGGACAGCGGCGCGCGGTTGTAGTCCGACGCCGTGACGGATTTCTTGAGAACTTCTGCGCCCGAACCGTTGTCAGCCATTTACATATACCCTAATTCTGATCCTGGGTCAGATAGCGCACACGATATACGAATCCGGTCTTTGACCATCCTACTCTATCATAGTCAAATTCTATTTTGACTTTACGAGCCATGAGGGCTTCATGAAGGCGTGGGAGTTCTTCCAACGGAATTGAATCGTAATAAATTTCTACCGGCCCCACTCGTTTATCAGCCATGTCTCAGACTCCAGGCCAGATAGCGCACGCCGTCCGGCCCGTGGTCGTGCTCTTTGATGACCTTCCCCGAGGCCGGATCGCGCCGGTAACTGACCATCTCGCTCCGCAGATGCTTACAGCGCGGATGCACGCGGATGCGCCGCCAGCCGTTCGCGTCCGGGGACAGGAAGCGCCGCGCAACTTTGATTGTCTCCTCAACTTCTTCCTGGACTTTGCGCGTATAGACTCCCGCCGCGTGCAAGCGGCCCGTGAGTTCCGCGAAGCCCGGCCCGATGATAGCATAAGTCGGATCGGGATAACCGAGCGCCTTGACTTCCGAGATATGCACATCCGAGAGTTTTTTGACCGCGTAGGATTCCGCGAACACGTCTAGGTGGCCGTCCGGCTTGAGTTGCACGAGCAGGAATGCGCGCGGGTGCGAGTCGGCGGTAAACTCGCCCGTGTGCGGCTCGAGCTGCCCAGCATAGCCATCGTCTACCACCCACAGCACGTCGCCCGCGTCCGCCTGATATTCCGCCGCCTCGATGACGTTGCCATCCGCCGCGCCGTCGCTCCACACGTCGAAGACTAGCCCGGAGGCCTGTACCCACTGGCCCTCCTTGAGCCGCGCGCGCTCAGCGCCGGTCAAGAGTTCGAGCGTGGCAAGGTATTCTAGCCCGGTCTGATTCCAATTTACGCCATCGTGGAATTTCGGGTTGTCCTTCAGGCGACTGGCGAGAAAAGGCATCCCGGAGAACTGACGTTGATAAAGCCAATGCAGCGGCGCGTCCGGGTTGCAGTCCGCGAGCATCTGTTGGAAAGGCATACGGTTATGCGACAGGCGTGTCAGCAGTTTGCTATATTCGCTCTCGCGCAGTTCGGTCGCCTCCGGCACGAAAATCATATCGTATTCGGTGGACATGATTTTAGCCTTCTGGTCTTTGTTGCTCTGCAAGAGTCCCGCCACGATGATCTCCGAACCGTTCGGATAAACGTAGGCGCGCCGGTTCTCGCGCCGCACCTCGCCGCCCAACGCCGGGTGATTTTCTCCCAGCACATCCTCTTCCAGTGTCACCAGCACCGATTCGCTCATGCTTTCGCGCGTCTTGCGGAGCAGCAGCATCCGGCAGCGCGGGTAGCGGCTGGCGTAGTGGTCGAGTTTCCACAGGCCCGCGAACGTCTTGCCCGTCCGCGCCGGGCCGTGGATGACGACCTCGCGCGCCGTGCTCTGGACGAATTCGAGCGCCGCGCCGCGAAACTCAGGCTCCGGCCTCGCCGCCGCCCCCGCCAGCCCCCGGCGGCGCAGTTCCGCCGCTATCGCCATCGCCCGCTCGCGCTCTTGCGGCGTGAATAAGGTCTGCGAATTCGTCAATGAGTTCGGCGTCGGGTTTGTTTGTAACATCTTCTACCGTCACGGCTTGAGTTACCTTGCCCCATCCGTGCTCTAGTAATGCGATATGGTCAACTGCGCTTTTGCTGACAAACATTGAGCGTAGCATAATTTCGAGCCGCCTAGTATCTGGCCTTCCGCCCACCATCAACTCTTCGGCCATGTCCTGAATCAGTTCACGCAACTGTTCATGCGTGCGCGGCGGCCCCTTCATGTTCCGGCGCGGGTCTGGCCCTTTGGCAAACGGTTTGAGATTGGCAAGCGAGTTCGGATTCATCCGCCGCCGTTCTCTGGCAGGTCTCTGTTCGTCTGTGATTGCCGCCCGCTTCGCCCGCGCGGGCCGACGCGGGGTCATGCGCGCACCCGCTCAATCTCGATCCCCGGAAATGCCTGATTCATCCTTTCCAAACAGACCGCCGTATATGCTGGCGAAATCTCAATGGCGCGGCAACGATGGAATAAGTTCTCACAAGCGACGAGGGTTGTACCAGAGCCAGAGAAGGGTTCATAAATAATTTTGTCTCTGTCTATAAAGTTATTAACAATATACGCAATGGTTGGTAGCCAACGGGTTGCCGTGTTGATTTTGGCAAGCTCTTTATCTGGGGTTTTCTTAGTGATACTTGTTTCCGCTAAATAAAAATCTCTTTGTCCAGCAGCAGATTTCTTTCCATTTTCGCCCCATATTAAAATCGGGTTGAAAGCATATTGCATAAATCCGCCAGTGTGTTGAACAAAGTTTTGACACTCCGCAAAGATGCGTTCTGTCATCGGAAACCACAAATGAAAGTGTTTGTAGTTCTTCATAGACATTGCGACAAAAAATAACTTCGCACCCATCAGTTCTGCATTGGTGCGCCACTTGTCAGAAAACTCTTTATACTTCTCTGGCGTCAAACAATCATCGTATCCATCATATCGCCAGCCAACATTCCAGGGGGGGTCAGTCACCACCGCCCCAGCCTTCTCTCCCGCCATCACCCGCTCGACGTTCTCGCGCACGGTGCAATCCCCACACAACAACCGATGCTCATTGATGCGCCATAGATCGCCAGTTTTGACTTTCCATTTCTTATTGAGTTCTTCTGCCCTGTCCATCTGCGGCTCGGCATCGGCCAGCGGTTGACTGGCCGCGTACTCCGCCAGCGCCTTGAGTGATGCATTCTCCTGCCGCGCCAGGTCTGCGATAGCGGCATCGTCCGCCGCGAGTGCGGCCAGCAGTTCGCCGTCCCAATCCAGATTCATCGCGGGGACGGCATTTGCGGCATAACCTAGCCGCTTCGCGCGCGGATGTTTAGCATTGGGGATGTCCATGCGGCGGTTGACGATCAGGGTATCTCCGACCGTATCCACGACTTTGATCTTCACATCCGGCATGAAGTCGGCCAGATTTTCAATCGTGCCGCTGCCATCGAATGACTCATTGTCCGCCGCGACGGTGATCCCACCAATGAGTCCGTCGCGCTGGATGCTTTTCGCCTGAGCCGCCATTCCGCGCGGGGTATGCCGGTTCAAGTTTTTCACTTGTGGCCGGAAGGCGGAGAGTTTCTGGATGGGGTGCTTGCCGTTGCTATTCGGCTTTTTCTTTACGGCCACGTTGCACCTGCACCAGCAGCGCGAGCACGAGCGCGCGCAGGAAGTCGAAGATCGGACGCCAGGCGCGCGCACAATAAAAAACGATCGACTCGAAAATTTCGATCCACATTTGTATAATTAAGGAAACAAAATTAAGGAGTAACATCATACCTCTCAGTCATCAGGCCGGGGAGCGTCCCAACGCCGCCCCCCGGCCTCGAGCGGGGCACGCCGTAGGAGAAGGACGGCGCGCGATGTCATTCTATAGCGGATTCGCGCCGCACGCAACCGGGGATGATTGTACCGGGTACGGCCAGAAGAGCGGGTTGCGGTCGAGCGGCGGCTCGTCGAGCGTGAGACGTGGGGCATAGACCTGCGGCATACGCTCCCTGCGCGGCAGACACGCGCCGACATAGACCTGCCCACGCGCGCCGTTCACGATGCCCAGCGCCGCCAACGTCGAGTCGGTCAGTTCCGCAATCTCTCGCAGTTCATAAACGTAGTGGTGAAAATCTGTGCGCTTCGCCACGTCCACGGACAGGCACGGCCCGACCCATGCGCCTTTGTGTCTGACCCAGAACGTCTTACCCAAGTCGGAAGGCGACATGAGCGCGCCAGCGCAGGCGAAGCCGTCCAGAGAATAGCCGCGATAGTCTGCGTTGGCGCGGCCCAGATAGTCGGGGCCATAGCGCACCAGCCAGCCCTCCGCGAGCGCGGGCATGGGCGTGAGCCAGGTAGCGATTGAGACGGTCAGGGTAATGGCGGTAATGCGAACCTTGTCATGGCCTGAATCAGTCGGTCTTTCTCTGCCGTAGTCAGACCAGGCAGGTCTTCAATCGGCAGGCCGGAGTAATTCGACGTTCGGCTCTGAGCGATGCTCACCAGTTGCGCGCGAGTGAGCGCGTCAATGAACGCGGGTTGACCGTTGACCACTGTACTACCGAAGACGGTGTTGAACAGGTTGATAACCGTCTGGTTCGTCCCGGTCGGGAAGTGCTTGGGCGGGATAGCAGGTGGGGGGACTTCCAAGACTCCGACCTCCGCCTTCTCGAAATAGACTGTCGTCCCCGATTGGTCGAGCAGGTTGTGGATTTTGCGCCGCGCATCCTCAACTGAGTCGCCCACGGGCAGCATGAGTTTCAGAACGATGTCGCCTGAGGCCTGTATCTCCGTATCGGCCTCGTACCCGGCGTGCTTGGTCCAGGCCAGCGCCTGTTCAAGCGCGTTCTGCCATTCATAGTGATACAGGACGACCGTGGTGATTTCGGCCACGCTCTAGCGCGCCTGACTCGCGCGGAAGCCGTCCAGACCGCCGACCCCCAGCACGGCCAGCAGCAGGAAGTTCAATAGCGAATCGAGTGCGCCTTCCGGCAGTTCAATGCCCGCGCTGCCCGCCAACGAACCGGCGATGCTGGTTCCGATGCCGACGAGGAGAAGCCGAAATTTAGTTGAACGTAAGAGTTGCGCCAATCCCCCCGCATAGTCCGCGCCGCGGTATTTGCCCTCGAAAACCGCGCCGATGAAAACGGCCAGCGACAGGCCGACGATCTTGGCGAGCGCGTCCTGCGGAATTTCCAGACCGGCCCGCGTCGGCAGGCCGAGGGCGACCGCCGCCGCGACGAGCACGGCCACGGCGAGCGTGATGACTTCCGGGCGTTTGAGCAACGAAACGATGTCGAGTTTCATGGAGCATTCCTTTCAGAGAGTGGGCAGGCGGCGAATTTTAGGTGCTTATTCACATTAGCCCGCGCCCGAACCGCCTGCCCAGGGAGCCGAGCGCGCGCAAATTATAAGGCGGATTGTCAGGCGGCACAAGTGGGGGTACAATCGGTCTGCCTGGTCAATGAATACGCTCCCCCGCGCATACCCTGACCAGGCAGCGCGGGGGAGCACCTGTTAACCGCCATGCTCAAGATGCTCCGCTTCTCCTTCCGTTTCTACCTCGGCGCGGTCGCCGTCCTGTTCGTCGCGTCCGATAACCGGGACATGACGATCACGGCGAATCAAATCGTCCTTCTCCCGCTGGCCGCTGTGGGCGCAGTCTGGATTCTGTGGGGGCTGGCTGAGTTCGGGGATGAGCTGACAGGCGTCGCCGTGGGGACGGCAGAGATCACGCGGGCGGCGGTGGGGGCGTTGATCTATCGGGAGCCTGCTGAGTTGTCTGACATTCGACCCGCCGTAACTACTCCCCCCCGCACGATCCGGCTCAACGATGCGCGCGGGGCGCACAGCCTGACGCTGCCCGCCGCGGGCGAACTGCCGTACCGGGACCTCGTTGGGCATTTCGTCATTCGGGGCGCAGTGCGGGGGAGCTATACCGCGCG